CCTTCCTGTTTACACTGAGCCAACTTGGGGCGGGTTTTGGCGGAATACCGACGTCCGATCCTATTGCGAAAGAGAATTTAGACGAGTTGGAGATCTGGCTCGTGAGATGGATGTTCGCTTGTCTTTTCATCCCGGCCAGTTTACTGTGCTTGCTAGCGATAATCCTGATATTGTAAACAGATCTATAGAGGAGTTTGAATATCATGTGGACATGGCTCGCTGGATGGGATTTGGCAAAACGTTTCAAGACTTTAAAATCAATGTTCATATCGCAGGCCGAAGAGGCCCAATGGGAATACGTTCTGCGTTGGCTAGGATGACCCCCGAAGCTCGCAACACACTTACTATCGAAAACGACGAAATGACTTGGGGTATCGAAGACAGCATCGAATTAGTCAATGACTGTGCTTTGGTTCTCGACATACATCATCACTGGGTCAAGTCTGGAGAATATATCAATGCAAATGACGACCGTGTTAAAAGGATTATTGATAGTTGGCGTGGTGTGCGCCCTGTGCTTCATTACAGTGTTAGCCGTGAAGATGTACTTGTCAATCATGACCCTGCCAATCGCCCAGAGTTGGAGCTTCTGTTAGAAAACGGATACAAAAAAGCAAAGCTCAGGGCTCATTCAAACTTCTACTGGAATACAGCAGTGAACGAATGGGCACTGAGCTTTAGAAACTCACACGATATTATGTGCGAGAGCAAGGCTAAAAATTTAGCCAGCTTTGCTCTTTACGAGCAGGCATTAAGCCTTGGTTTGTGATTTTGGTTTACGTGGCGTTTTTGGCTTTGCTGTTTTAGGAGCAGCAGGCTTTTTAGGAGCAGCCTTTTTAGCAGGTGCAACTGATTTAACTACCGCTTCTGTTGCTTTTTCAGCTACAGGAGATGGAGCAGGTGCTTCTACTTTGTACGGTGCAGCTTCTGGTTGTGCTTCAGCCTTCTTAGAACCAAAAATTTTCTTCAATAGATTTAACATTGGGTAAATCCTCCTTGTGAGAGTATTTACTTCAATGAGGGATGTTAAATACAATTATGAGTTATAATTTTATTAAATGGACACAAAACGGTGTTTTAGAAGAATCATCAGGCTCCAACGAACTCACTTTGCTTAAACTGAAATATTCTAAAGCAGATTTAGATCCTGCGATTTCGCAGGATACTATGGATTATCATTATGGCAAACTTGCCAAAGCATACGTAGACAGATACAATGCTGGTGAAGGAGATCCAGATTTCAACGAAGCAGGTGCGTTTTTACACAATATACTATTCGCACAGTACATGATTCCAAAAAGCAGCAATGAACCAGATGGTGTATCTGCTGATTTTATCAAAGAACATTTTAAAACATTTAGTGATTTTAAAGAAGAATTTCTAAAAGTAGCAATGGGTATACAAGGCAGTGGTTGGGTCTATCTTGCAAAAAACGGCATGATTAAGACTATTAAAAATCATCAAATCAAAAGCGATATAGTGCTGTTAATTGATTGGTGGGAACATGCCTGGGCATTAGATTATCAAAGCGCCAAGGACAAGTACCTAGAAAACCAATGGAAAATCATAGACTGGGCTGTAATTAATGATCGATTACAAGGAGAATAAGATATGGCATATTCTGATAAAGTTATAGACCATTATGAAAATCCTCGTAATGTGGGTAGTTTTGATAAGTCTGATACTAATGTAGGTACAGGCATGGTAGGCGCACCTGCGTGTGGCGATGTTATGAAACTGCAAATTAAAGTCAACGACGATGGGATAATCGAGGATGCTAAATTTAAAACGTATGGCTGCGGGTCGGCGATTGCGTCTAGCTCTCTTGTTACAGAATGGCTCAAAGGTAAGACTCTTGATGAAGCAGGAAGCATTAAGAATTCTGCGATTGCAGAAGAACTCGCCTTACCTCCGGTCAAAATACATTGTAGCATACTGGCAGAAGATGCGATTAAAGCAGCGGTAAAGGATTATAAACAAAAACATGATCTCGTTAACTGAGACCGCAGCTAACAAAATTAAAAAACAATTAGAACACAGAGGAAAGGGTCTAGGTATTCGCGCTGGGGTAAGAACTACCGGATGCAGCGGATTAGCGTATACTATCGAATTTGTAGATGTTCCAAACAACGAAGATCTAAGTTTTGTTAGTTATGGAGTGCATGTGTTTGTAGATCCAAAAAGCCTGGTATATCTCGAAGGTGTTGAAATGGATTGGGTCCGCAATGGACTTAATGAAGGATTTGATTTTAAGAATCCTAACGAAAAAGACCGCTGTGGCTGCGGCGAAAGTTTTCGAGTCTAAAACTTTCCTACAGGTAGTTCTGTACTAGCTGGCAAATCCCAAATTTTCTTCTGCTCAATTCCCTTACGTTGGGCAAATCTTTTAGAATCGCACTCTGAACAACAATGAAAATAATTGTTGCTTAGGCGCTTTCTTTCCATCTTTCTCACATCTCGTTGAAACTCGTTTCCGCAGTTGTCGCAACGAAACAGAGCCACAGTTTTAGTTCGACTATAACTATGTTGATGCCCTAGCTTGCTGGATCTATGATATTCAGTACGTTGTCTCTTAGTTTTTAAAAACATCAAGTATTTACATTAGGCTTTTAAAATATTGGGCTAAATATTAGAGAAAGCATTAATCTTAGGATAAGCCATGGCAAGAAAAATTATAGATACAGGTGTTGTTGGAAATGACGGCACCGGTGACAGCATACGCGATTCATTCCGAAAAGTCAACGATAACTTTCGAGAACTCTACAGCTCATTAGGTCTAGGTGAAAGACTTACCTTTATTGGTCTAAGTGATGCCCCTGGTTCATATATAGGACAAAATGATCCTACAACTGGAGCTACTCCAGTGGTCACTGTTAACAATGACGAGTCTGGACTGACATTTAAAACAATTACTGCTGGATCTGGTATTTCTTTAGACTACACCACAAATCCAAACGAAATCGCAATTAATTCTGAATTTGCTTCTATATCTGCTGATCCTGACCCAGCATTAGGCGGTGATCTCAAAGTCAGTCCCGGCATTGTAACTAACAGAATTAGATTAATGGTTGACCCCGAAGGGTTGACTACCATTCCAGGACAGCCAATTCTTCCAGTTAGCCAAGACGAAGCTGTTAACAAAAGATACGCTGATACTAAAATATCTCGAGCAGGTGTCGATTCTATAGATCCTCAAACCGGACTAGTGAATGCTGCTATGGGCCGCATGAGCGGACCGTTGATTTTATCTAGAGATCCAGAACCAGATGACGACTTGATCTATAATGGTTTAGTTGCAGCCACTAAAAGGTATGTTGATAATTCAGCATTTGGTTCTGTAGCTAACTTGTATGTTGCTACATCTGGCCAAGATGATAGAGTTGGAGTAACCAAAGAATTACAGGGACGTGCATTGGCTTATGCTTATAGAACTCTTGAAGCTGCTTGTAAACGTGCAGAAGAATTAGTACTAGAAGCTCGAGACGAAATTGGTCCTTATAAAAAGGTTTTAACGTATAACAGTGGCGAATATGAATGTTACTCAACCGCTATTGAAACTTCGCCAACATCGGGTGCTGGTTTTGCCGCTGAAGCTATTATGAGCGTGGATACTATTAACCTTGTTGCAGGTGGTAGTAACTACAACGAAGGAGATCGATTAACCCTTGTAGGTGGCGATCTAGGAGTTGGCGGACAAGCAGCTATCATTGAAGTTCTAACTACAGTAACTACTCCGGGTGCTATTTTAACATATAGAGTTGTTAGCACAGGATCGTATGTTGATGTGCCAGGAGCTACAGCCGTTGCAACAATTTCCGATAGCGCATTCGGCCTTGGAGCAACTTTTGACGTTACTTATAAAGTAAACAATGTCACTATCACAAATCAAGGATCCGGTTACAGTTTAGTATCGGTTCGAATTACTGGCGGTGGCGGAGCAGGTGCGTTCGGTACTGCTGATGTTGTTAGCGGACAGATTGTTAGTATCACTATCACAGACCAGGGTTCTGGATTTACTTCATTACCGGCTGTAATTGCTGATCTACCTAGATTTAAAATATTCACTAACGGTCTAAGAACTGACTATACTGGAGATGTGTTAAACAATACTCCTGCTGCTATTCGAACACGAGATGTTCGAGAAGGCCTATTCCTTAGAGGTGTTGATTCAGGAGCTATCGCACAGATCCTAGCACATGACGGATCACTAGACGGTGACGATGAAATTTTTGATGTGGATATCAAGTACGGTACTTTCCAAATAGGTGAAACCATTGCCTACGGTGATGTTTCTAAAAGTATTCAAATCACTATTTTAGTTGAAAGTGGTATCTATGAAGAAAACCTACCCATTAAAGTTCCTCAAAATACATCTATCGTTGGCGACGAATTTAGACGTTGTATCATAAGACCAAGACCAGGAACTAGTTCTAGTCCGTGGGCATTCCAAAAATTCCGTAGAGATTTAATCAACGATGGGCTGGTCACTGCTGTCGGTAATGAATTCGGATATCATTATCTGCAAGATTCTGCACT